AGGATGCAAAGACTTTATAAGCAAGGTAAGAAAATTCCTAAATCATTATATAATAGGATATTTGGTTGATCAACTGGACTTTAGATAATACTAGAAAGAAGATACTTGCTGATGAATCTCGCTTTAAAGTTTTAGTATGTGGCAGACGGTGGGGCAAGACTGTATTGAGTTTGATGTACTTGATGAAAGATGCCTTTGAATCTAATGAAAGAAGATGGTTCATAACGCCCACGTATCGGCAGGGAAAAATGATAGTATTTCCTATACTTAGGCAGATGTTTGCAGGGTTTCATGATGCTAAATTAAATGAATCTGAAATGAGTGTAGTATTTAATAATGGTGCTGAATTATCAGTAAAGGGTGCTGATAATGAGAATAATTTAAGGGGTGTAGAATTAACAAAAGCAGTAATGGATGAAATGGCATATATAAAGCCCCATGTATGGGAAGAGATTATAATGCCTATGTTAGCCACAACAGAAGGTAAGTGTTTATTTATTGGTACACCTAATGGCTATGATGCTATGTATGATCTATACATGAAAGGTCAATCAGAACCAGAATGGAAGTCATGGCAGTTTACAACATTAGAAGGTGGCTTTGTATCTAAAAAAGAAATCAACCTAGCCAAAAGAACTATGGATGAAATAGTATTTAAGCAAGAGTTTGAAGGGTCATTTGAAACAACAGGCAATAGAGCCGCATGGAACTTTGACAGGCAGATACATTGTGTAAAGGCAAAGCAGTTATCTAATAAGCTATGGTGGGGTATTGATCATAATGTTGATTACAATACTGCTGTATTATGTTCTGAGTTTACTGATGGCACTATACATTTTTATGAAGAAGTAAGGCTAAAGAATAGCAATACAGATGAACTAGCTATGGCTATGAAAAAGATAGCACCTAACATAGAGTGTTATCCTGATCCTGCTGGTAAGAATAGGTCTACTACTAGCAGAAGGAGTGACCATCAGATATTAAGAGATCATGGTTTTATTATTAGGGTAAAGAATAGACACCCTAGCCACATAGACAGGCTAAATAGTTTAAATAGAAAATTAAAGGATGCAGAAGGGAAGATAGGAATGACTGTTGATCCTAAATGTAAATACCTTGTAAAAGATTTAGAGCAATGCCAAAGGGACAAAAAAGGCGGACTAGCTAAAGATAACATGGAACTAACTCATGCGCTTGATGCGTGTTCGTATGGAATAGAATACAAGTTTCCTATTAGAAGAATGATAGGAACAACTAAAAAATGGTAAGAGGTTGATATGTTCAATTTTGGTAAAAGTGTTAATAAGATTCTGATTCCTGATTTATCAGAACAGGCTGTATTAAAAAGTGTAGTAGATGCTGGGCAGAATTATTTAGCTCAACAAAACTATGATATGATGGAGTCATTAGACTTTTATTATAATCAAAATTTGGATAAGCATATAGAACAATGGTTTGCAAGTGAATCATTAAGCCAAGTACCTCCATTTTTAGGCACTTGTGTTCCTAGATTTGCAAAAGCCAGAATGATGATTTATAGGGACTCTGCTAAAAGATTATTAGGTGGTGAAGTAAATGATGACTATAATAAACTGGCTTATAGATTAAATAGTAAAGTGAGGGAACTATCTGAACTAGCATGGCTATTAGGTTGTTGTCATTTTAAAAGCCATTACAATGAAAGAAAAAATAGATTGGAATATGAAATACTACCTAATGTACAGGAGTATTATGTAACTGGTGAAACAGAACCTTTTGCTTATAGTTATGAAATAGAAAGTGTAGACCCAACTAGAAAAAGATTTGTCTTTTGGTCTGAAGAAAGAGATGGTGTAGAGGGTATGCACTTTGAATATGATGAAAAGGGCAGTAGGTATACAATAGGTAACAACTCTGAAATGATAAACCCTTATGGTATAGCTCCTATTAGTAAAGTAATGTTTAATAGAGCTTCATATGATGTCACTAGGGTTAGTATGCACATTATGATTGCTATGACTGAAATAGCTTTGTCAGTAAGGTTCAGATTAGGTCAGCCAGTATTTACAGGCTTAGAAGATGGGCAAAGTAAATTATCGGCTGGTATCGACAATGCCTATATACTTCCTGAAGGGGCATCTTTCAACTATGTAAGCCCAAGTGGTAGCCTTGTAGAGATGATAGAAGCAGTAAAGTCTATGGCTAATCAGGTTGCTGAAAACAATCAGCTAAGAATTAGGTGGGGTGAATCAGGTGGTAATGCACCTTCTGGTGAAGCATTAAGAATTATGGAGATTGAAAACCTTGAAACAAGAAAAAGTGATATTCCTGTATTTAGAGAATTTGAACAGCAAAGATATGAAATAGATAGAAGAATTTTAGAAGTGCATAATGTTGTTAATTTACCAGAAGAATATTCTGTAGACTTTGGTGAAATATCTTTTCCATTATCTCCAAAAGAAGAACGTGAAATGCTTAGTTGGAAATTGGAAAATAATATAATAAGTCAAAAAGATTTACTTTTATTTTATAATTCAGATATGACTGATGAAGAACTTGAAATGAAACTATCTGGAATTATGGAAGAAAATCAAACAGTAGCAAACTCACAGCAACCACAATCATCTTTTCAAAGAATACTAAATGGCACAAGTCCAACCAGCAGTTAATTCATTTGTAAAAGATATAGAAAACTTAGAAAGAAAATTTCAAGGAAGGCTTAGAACTGTAGTCAGGGGATTGGGTGCAATGTCTGATTCCCAACTTATTACAGCAGTAGGTCAGCTTAATCTTTTTAATGAAATAATTGAACAAGGATATGGTGATGCCCTAAACAATTTGGATGCTGAATATGAAAAAATACTTGCCCAAGCTGTTGCAGAAGCTACTAAAAGAGGACTCACCCCATTAGGTGGGGCTGGTTTGCAAGGCTTGGAAACATTAAGGGATTTGAATACAGCAGAACTTTTAGGAAGTGCTAGAGCTTATTCTAATAGATTAACTACCTCAATATTTCAAAACCTTTATGCTGGAGTATCTATAAATGACACTATATCAGCACTTGAAGGAATACCATTAGCAGACTATCAATTAAATACAACTACCTATACAAGTATTAAGACATTTGATGATACAGCAAGGTATAAAGTATTTGAAGGTCTTAATGTAAGATGGACATATTTTGGTCCATTAGATTCTAAAACTAGAGATACTTGCAGAGCTACAAAAGAGAATCAACCTAAAAGAGGTTATACAGAAGAGCAGGTTTTATCTTCAGATACACCATTTGGATTTAGAGGTGGATTTAATTGTAGGCATAGTTGGGAAGTAAAGTAATGAAAGCAGATGATATAGCAAAACAAAAAGCAAAAGACTGGTTAATACTAGGTGGTAAGCTAGTTACTAGAATACTTGAAGATACAGACAAAGGTATAAGTCAGGATGGTGATGGGTTTACAAAAGACTTTCCTCCATATTCTAAAAAAGGTGCAGATGTAGGATTTAGAAGAATTGGAAAAGGTGATAAAAGAAGAACTGTATTTATAGATAGCTATTTCAATAAAAAGAAAAAAGGAAGGGCTACACCAAAAGGTGTACAAGCTAATAAACAAGTATCACCTCCTAATCTAAGGCTAACAGGGGTAATGCTTAACTCATTAAAGGCACAAAGAGCGACTTCTAATAGTGTAGAGTTAAATTATAGGGATGGATTAAAGTTTGAAGGCAATGCCAAAAATGGTAGAAATGTTTATGGTCTTAATGATAAAAATGAAAACTTTGTAAAAGAATATTTTGAAAAGATTATAGATGACAGGATAGTAAAGTTTAGTAAAAAAGATATTATAATTGATTTAAATGTGTAATGGGTATTTTAAAAAAACCAACATTACTATAAATTTAATTAACTAAAGAGGAAGGCAGTATGTCTGAAACTACAACAGAAGCAGTACAAGATAATGTACAAGAGGTGGCAACTGATAGCCAGAACCAAGAACCAACCAACCCTGAAGTTGGGTCTTTAATTGCAGAAAGCAAGAAGTATAGAAACAGGGCGCAGGAAATTGAATCTAAGTATGCTGAATTGAAAGCTCAAGTTGAAAAAGATAAAGAAGCTAAGATGATAAAACAGAATGAATGGAAAGAACTGTCTACTAAGTACAAAGCTGAAATAGATAGTATTATGCCTGAATATGAAAGATTGAAAGCTATGGAAAATTCAAAAAGAGAATCTTTACTAGATACATTAGATGACGATTTAAGAGATAAATTAAAAGATGCAGATATTTCAGTAATTGAGACTGTATCTAACAAATTAAAAACAGAAAAGCAAGATGTCCCTAGTACAAGCAATACCCCTTCTGCACCAAACAATCCTTCTAATAAAAGCTGGGTAGATTTGACTAATGAAGAAAGGAGAGCAAACTGGGGAAAGATTTTGCAGAGTTATGTTAAAAGGTAAATAGAAAATGGCAAAAGGTTATCAAGGAAATGCCAGTACAACTACCTCTGATCAGCATTTTATTCCTGAAATCTGGGGAGAAGGAATCTATAAGTACTTCGACCGCAATACAGTATTTAGAGGATTAATTGATGATTATTCAGCAGTCTTTTCTGGTGCTGGATTTGGTGATGTATTACATATTCCTGAAATTAGTTTAATTAGTGCATCAGATAAATCTGCTGGTAGTGATGTTGAGTATGATGCAACTGCAACTACTGAAACTCAGTTAACAGTAAATAAACACAAATATGTCGCAAAGTTATTTGAAGATGTATTAGAAATTCAATCAAACGCAGACATGGTAGAACGCTACTCTAGAATGATGGGTGAGGCTCTTGCTAGGCAAGTAGATTCAGATATTTATTCAGAGCTTTCTAATCTAGAGTTAAGCTTAAATCTATCTGCTGATGATACTTTGACAGCGGCTAAGTTTGAAGAAGCTCTAGCAACTTTAGGTGATGCTGGTATTCCTTATATGGATGGTGAAGTAGCTATGGTTGTTAACCCTAAGTTGTTTGCTGATATTTTAAACCCAAGTGCTGGAATCGCTCAATTCTTTATTAGAAATGATGCAGTTGGTGAAGGTAATAGAGGTTTAAGATCAGGAATGGTTGGATCACTTTACGGTATGGATGTATATATGTCTAATACTGTATCAAGTGGTGGTAATTCAAATACTATTTCTGGAGTTATCTTTCATAAAACTGCTTGTGCGTTTGCCGCACAGCAAGAAGTCAGAGTTCAGTCAGAATATTCCATTGATGCCCTCGGCACCAAAGTGGTCGCAGATTTGCTCTACGGCGTAAAAAGAATAGATGATACTGATAACAAGAAAGGTATTAAAATCAGAAACGTAGATTAATCTACTTATTTATTATGGGGGTGGGTTTTACTCACCCTCATTTTAAAGGAAATAAATATGCAATATTGGTTATTAAAAAAAACAGGAAGGATGGAAAGGCTTGAGGATGAAGTTTTATCAAAACATCCTGAAAAGCTTGAAAGATTAGAAAGTCAAGGTTATGTAAGGGTAACAAGTGAAAACAACCATGAACCTTATAAAAAACCCACTAAAAAGGCTTCTGTTAAAAAAGTAGTAAAGAAAGTAGCTAAGAAAGTTACAAAAAAGAAAAAATAAATAGATAAAGCACGATCCATTCACGCTTTGTCATGGCTTAGGAAGGAAGTAAAATGGCAGACTTACACACTTATTCTGTACAAGAATCATTAAATACAACTGTTGGAGGAACTTGGACTGTAGCCACCGCAGGGACAGCAGGAAGTTCAGCAGATGTTAACAATACAACTCACAAATTATTAGCAAGTAACTCAGGAACCATTGGAGTTCATTCAGCAGTAGAAATACATTTTAATTTCACAACTACTGAAACAAATGTAAATGCTAGTAATGACATGATATTGCCAAAAAACACATTAACATTTTTAACTGTACCAAGAGGGTTAGGCAACACAATTTATTTTAATTATAATTCAACCAGTACTACAACTGGTGCTGTTAGAATAGTAGAGGTTTAAATGCAAAGTACAATGTTAAAAGCCATAGTTGAGGACTTTGGTAATGGTGGTACAATAGATGGTGATTTAGTAGTATCAGGCGACTTACAAGTATCAGGTGGAGGGTCATTAAGCTTTGATGAAATAGTATCAGGTACACAAGTTGTAGAAATAACCAATACAGAAGCTTTTTTGGTACGCAAAGCTTCAGATGGTGGTGATGTATTTATAGTAGATACCACAAATTCAAGGGTGGGTGTGGGTATATCACCTACAGTAGACTTAGATATTTCTTCCCCAAGTGGAAATGTTCAGGCAAGATTATTTAGAAATGCAAATGTAAAAACATCATTAACATTTAAAAACTCACTTCAAGAGTGGGAAATTGGTAACTCTGTTGGTGATAATAATAAGTTTACTATAAGAGATATTACAGATTCAAGAAATGCTTTTGTAATAGATGGTAGTGGTGATACATCTTTTTCAGGCACAGCAACTGTAGCTGGTGGAATATTAACTTTAGGAACTGCTGATACATCTTCTGGTCATATAAATGCTTTTGAGAATATGTCATTTAATATTGACACAGATAATGATGATACTAATAGATTTTTTGAATTTAGCATTAATGGTAGTAGTGGTAGTGGTACTGAGTTGATGAGGCTAACAGAGGCTGGTCAGCTTGGTATTGGAACTACAAGTCCTTCGCATCCATTAGATGTGGCTGGTGTCATTAGAACAACTGGCACAGGTACAAATTCTTCGGTTCGCCTTAATAATACAACTAGCAGTACAGGTAACGAATGGCAGTTGTACAGTTACAATAGTGGTGATTTTAGTATTTATGAAACAAGTGACAGATTATATATAAAAAGCGATGGTAAAATCGGCATTGGAACTGCAAGTCCAGACACAAAGTTAGAAATTTCTGGTTCGCATATAAGCAATATAGGTTTAGTGCATTTAGATTCTTCAGACCATTCTTTTATATCTTTAGATGCTCATTCATCATCACATGATTCTGGAGTTTTATTTCAAGAAAATGGCACTACTCAGATGATTATTGACCATGATGGTTCTGCAAATTCAATGAGGTTTCATAATGGTTCTACTACTTTTATGAACATTGATAGCTCTGGAAATGTTGGTATTGGAGATACCACACCAGACGATAAATTATCTGTGTATGGTGGAACAGAACATATAAGAGTAGGAAGTGCGGATGCTAACCATTTAAGAATAGGTAGAAACACTAGCACTGGTGCTTTTGAGATATTAAGAACTTTAACTGGTGTTACAAATCAAGTAATATTTCAAGCAAGTGAAGCAGATAGTGGTAATATTTCTTTTCCAAATGGTTCAGTTGGTATTGGAACTGCAAGTCCTGGTCAGTTATTGCATATTCAAGGTAATGCTGGATTATCATTATTAGAAAGTACAGGCGTAGGTCAAAATGCAGAATTTCAATTCAAAACAACTGCTAGAATTTTTGGTATAGGACAAAATATAGGTACAACTGGTAAATTTGAAATATATGACAGAACTGCTGGTATTACAAGATTAGCAATAGATAGTTCTGGCTCTGTCGGTATTGGAACTACAAGTCCTACCGCATCAAAGCTATCTATAAGCCATGCAAATAATACAGATTATGATTCTTATAAATCAAATATGGGAGCAACAGCATCAACTCATCATGCTGTTAATATTTCAAATAGTTCCAATGAAGATAATACAAATGAAAGATACGCACTTTTAAATTTTTTCTCCAGTTATGGTAATAGTGCCTCTGGTCAAGCTATAATAGGCAATGTATCTACAGGAAGCAAACAAGGTAATTTTATTATAGGAACAAGAGGTGGTGATTCAGATGCAAATGTTACTGAAAAATTTAGAGTGACTTATGATGGTAATGTCGGTATTGGAAATAGTGGAACTTTCGATAATCCAAACTCTGCAAGTAAAGTTTTAGAAATAGCTACATCATCTCCTGTAGGTTTAATATTAAATGATACAAGAGATGCAAACCCATTTTGTATTGAAAACAGAGGAGCAGTTCTTCATTTTGCTCATGGCACAACAAGTCGTTTAATCATTGATGACTCTGGAAATGTTGGTATTGGAGCAAGTCCACAAACAGGATTTACGCAAAATTTAACTATTGAAGGTGCTTCACCAGCTTTAATATTAAGAGACTCTACAAGTAGTAATCAAGCTACTCAATTTTATACTGTTTATACTGCTAATAACGCTGTCAAACATTATTTTGACCATGCTGGAAGTTTAAACTTTGCATCGTCTACAGATTATGCTGGAAGTGGCGAAGCTATAAGATTTAAAATTGATGACAACTCCAGAATTTCACTAAGTAATAATGATAGTGGTACCAATAATACAACTTTTGGCTATCAATCTGGTCTTAACCTTACAACAAATGGCGATGAAAATACACTTGTAGGTCATGCAAGTGGTGTTGAGTTAACTACAGGAGAGCATAATGTTGCAGTAGGTCATAAAAGTATATTTGATTTTAAAGAAGGAAGTTATAATACTGCTGTAGGTTCATTTGCTTTAGGTGGTAGTCATGGAAGTACTGCTGATGCAAGTGCAGAAAATGTTGCGATTGGTTATAGTACAATGGGTAACAACTTTAACAATTCTGCTACTACAGATCAATGTGTAGCCATTGGTGCGTTTGCTATGAATGGAGCGTTAAATAATGTTGATGGTACAGTAGCAGTTGGCTATAAATCACTTTTATCATTGACTTCTGGTGTTTCTAACGTAGCCGTGGGTTATCAAACAGGAGATGGTCTTACAGATGGTGGCAATAATGTTTTAATAGGATACAACGCAAATTCTGCTGGTGGAGCAAGTGCTAGTCAAAATATAGGTATTGGTGTTAATGCTCTTTTAAATGCAAGTGCAAGTAATACTGTTGGAATAGGTTATAGTGCTTTATCAGCCTTAACATCTGGAGAAAGAAATACAGCAGTCGGATTTGAGTCTCTTAAATCAAATACAATAGGTGATAAAAATACAGCAGTAGGTTATCAAGCACTTGAATCATTTAATGCAGATACAGATGGTCATGGACATAATACAGCAGTTGGTCATAATGCAATGCAAGGAAATGTTACAGGAACTGATAATACTGCAATAGGTCACATGAGTGCTTTTTCTGGCACAAACAATATGACTGCTGGAGATAACAATAC